ATTTTCTATATTGATGTTGGCAATCTTCCAAAAGTAAAAGCAGAGCAATACCTCAAAGAGGTTATGTCTCGCTATAGAAACAAGTTAGCATATAACGCTCAAACCGGAGAAATCCGTGACGATCGTAAATTTATGTCTATGATGGAAGATTTCTGGTTACCTCGTCGTGAAGGCGGAAGAGGTACTGAGATTACAACTCTTCCTGGTGGACAGAATCTTGGTGAACTTTCTGATATCGAATACTTCCAAAAGAAACTTTACAGAGCACTTGGTGTTCCAGAATCAAGAATTGCTGCAGATGGTGGTTTTAATCTTGGTCGCTCCTCAGAAATTTTGCGCGATGAACTTAAGTTTTCTAAGTTTGTTGGTCGCTTAAGAAAGCGTTTTTCTCAAATGTTTAATGATATGTTGAGAACTCAATTGATTCTCAAAAATATCATTACTCCCGATGATTGGGAATATATGAAAGATCATATTCAATATGATTTCATTTACGATAATCAATTTGCAGAACTTAAAGAAAAAGAAATGGTTGAGGGAAGACTTACTCTTCTCGCACAAATTGAACCATTTATTGGAAAATATTACTCCACAGAATATGTAAGAAAGAGAGTTTTGAGACAGACTGATTCTGAAATTGTAGAAATTGACGAACAAATTGAAGATGAAATTGCAAAAGGAATAATTCCAGATCCATCTACTATTGATCCAGTAACAGGACAACCACTTCCACAACCTGTTGGTGAGGGATCTGGAATGGAAGGAATGGGAGCAGATCCAACTGGAATGGGTCAAATTCCTATGGAACCAGATTTAGAAGCAGAAGCTCAAGCAGTTGATGCAGAGTATCAAAAGGATACTAGAAAGGCTGAGTTATAAATAAATTATATTACATATTGATATTTTAATGGAAGACGTTATCGATTTGATCGCAACAGGCGGATCTCAATCCGATGTTAGTGACAAAATGAAAGAAATTCTGTATGCAAAAGCAGCAGAACGTATTGATATCGCTAGACCATATGTTGCAAATGCAATGTTCGGTCAAGAACTTGAAATTCCTGAAGTAGAGGATCAAACTGAAGTTGATGATGAATCTACTGAGGAAGAACCATCTGCAGAACTTGAAACTGAAACAGAAACCGATACTGAAGAGGAATCAGAAGAATGATCATCAAACCACTAGGAACTGAATCTGCTGTTACCGATGCTGCTATTACTGCAGCAAGAGTAGTGCGTTTGGTGAATAGTAACAGTTCTACTAAATCAACTATCGCTATTGCTAATACAGTAGCAGCATCTTTCACTCTGCTTCCTAACAGCAGTGAAATTGTAGAAAAGGATATTGGTGCCGCAGTGACTGCAACTGGTGGTACTGTAACCGGAGTCCCCGTCGCATTTAACATCTAAGATGAAACTCATTACAGAAGAAGTAACAAACGTACAGGTTATCACTGAAGGAAAAGGTGCTAACAAGAAACTGTATATTGAAGGAACATTCCTTCAAGGTGAGATCAAGAATCGCAATGGGAGAATGTATCCTATTTCGACTCTTACCAAAGAAGTAAATCGCTATTGCGAAACTTTTGTTAACAAGGGTCGTGCTCTTGGCGAACTTGGTCATCCTGATGGTCCTACCGTCAACCTTGATCGCGTATCTCACAAGATTACTTCTCTGGTTCAAGAAGGTAATAATTTCAGAGGAAAGGCACAAATCCTTTCAACCCCCATGGGTAAAATCGCATCTTCACTTTTAGATGAAGGTGTTATGCTTGGCGTTTCTTCCCGTGGTGTTGGTTCACTCCAAACCACAAGTGAAGGATGTAAGATTGTTGGTGAAGATTTCCAGTTAGCAACTGCTGCTGATATCGTCGCTGATCCTTCTGCTCCTGATGCATTTGTTAATGGAATTATGGAAGGAAGAGAGTGGGTTTGGGAAGGAGGAATTCTTCGCGAACAACTCGCTGCACAAACCAAGAAGAGAATTAATACTCTCGTAGATCAAAGACAACTTGAAGAGAAAAAGTTGGAATTATTCAACAATTTCTTATCAAATCTTTGAATTATAAATAAATACATGTAATTAATACACATTAAGTACATATTCAATGTCCGCTGGTAACAATTTACAAGAAATGGAAAACGTAGTAACCAAAGGGGCTGCACCTGCTGAGATGATGCCTTCGGCTGGAATTCCAGTTGAAGATCTCGGCGGTCCTACTCCTGAGAATTCAAGACCCGATGACGACTCCAACAAACTCAAAGAGCCTGGTGCTACTTTGAAGCAAGTTAAGGATGTCGTTAACGCTAAAGCTGCTCCTGCTGAAGAAGTAGAAGCAGACGAAACACAGGAAGTAGTTTCCGAAGCAGAAACAACCGAAGAAGAGGTTGTATCCGAAGAGGAAGTAGCAGCTGACGAAGTTGTTGCCGAGGCGGAAGAAACTGAAGAAGAACTCGTAGAAGAAGAAAGCATCGACATCGAAGCAGATGTTCAGGCACTGCTTGAAGGTGAAGAACTTTCTGAAGAATTTGAAGCAAAAGCACGCACCATTTTTGAAGCTGCAGTTAAAACTAAAGTTTCTGAAATGCAAGCATCTTTACAAGAGGCATATGAAAATACTCTTGTCGAAGAAGTTGCTTCAATCAGAGAAGAACTCTCTGGACGAGTTGATTCTTATCTTGAGTACGTTGCTGATGAGTGGTTCCAAGAGAATGCACTCGCAGTTGAAGCTGGACTCAAGAGCGAAATCACCGAATCATTCCTCGATGGAATGAAGAGTCTTTTTGAAGATCATTATGTAACTATCCCTGAAGAAAAATATGATGTACTTGAGAGCATGGTAGATAAACTTGATGAAATGGAAGGTAAACTCAACGAGCAGATCGAACGCAATGTCGCTCTGAATCGTAGATTAGCCGAGTCCACTGCAGACGTTGTTTTTGCAGAGGTCGCTGAGGGTCTTGCAGACACTCAAAAGGATAAGCTCGCTACTCTTGCTGAAAATGTTGAGTTTGAAAGTGATTCAGACTATCGTGAGAAGCTTGTAACTCTGAAGAAGTCTTACTTCCCAGAGTCTGCCAGCACTCCAAGCACCTCCGAGAATCTTTCAGAAGAGGTTTCTACCGATGAGGTTATCTCTGAAGAGGTATCCCCAATGATGCAAGCCTATCTGCAGACTCTCTCCAGAGCTGCTAAAAAGTGATTTTTAAATTATACGTTCAAACTAACAAACTAAGAGGTTTAATTTCAAATGCAAATGCCTAATACCGAGGCTCTGCAGGAGAAGTGGGCACCCGTTCTCGACTATGAGGGAATGGATCCTATTAAGGATTCCCATCGTAGAGCGGTTACCGCAGTCCTGCTGGAGAACCAAGAAGCAACCCTTCGCGAAGAGAGAGATTTCCTCGCAGAAGCACCCACCAACGCTGTTGGTGCAGCTGGATATACTTCCGGCGGTGGTCAAACCGTTGCTGGTTTTGACCCAGTTCTGATCTCCCTGATCAGACGTGCAATGCCTAACCTGGTCGCATATGACCTCGCTGGCGTTCAACCAATGTCCGGTCCTACTGGACTTATCTTCGCAATGCGTTCCCGTTACTCCACTCAGGGTGGTACCGAGGCACTGTTCGGCGAAGCAGATACTGGATTTGCTGGTCACTCTGCAACTGGCAGTGGTACTAGCACCGATCCTAACGTTGGTATGGGTGCTACAACCCAAGCAGGATCCAACCCAGGTCTCCTCAACCCAGAAAGCGGCCAAACCGCTACTACCTACAACGTAGGTCAGGGTATGGGTAAGGAAATCGCTGAAGATCTCGGCGATGGCGCTGGTGCGTTCAACGAGATGGCATTCTCGATCGAGAAGGTCACCGTAACTGCTAAGAGCCGTGCTCTGAAGGCAGAATACTCCCTGGAACTCGCACAGGACCTCAAGGCAATTCACGGTCTGAATGCTGAAGCAGAACTTGCTAACATTCTTTCCACCGAAATCCTTGCAGAAATCAACCGCGAAGTCATCAGAACCATCTATAACGTTGCTGAGTCTGGCGCTCAAGCAAACGTTGC